CAACAAGTTGAAGAAGACCACCACCCATTTATGCTATATTCTTTATACTATAATAGGAGAAAAAAAAAGAATAATGAAAAATTAATTGGAATATGCTAAACCGCCCATACCTGAAAGAATACGAAGAACGTTATAATTAACAGCATATATATTTATATTTCCATCTACAGCTGATTTATTGCCAACAGTTAAAATAGCACTATCTATGCGAGACATATTTAGAGTTCCAGATGGCTGATGTTCTTCTGGTTTTAATGCGAATGAATAAACATTGATACCTGCATTTAGAGGAATATTAGTATGATGTTGATATGGTTGGACATAGTTAAAATAACTACCATCGCGTTCAGCAAAGCGATCATTTCCATTTAATTTTAATAGACATCTATCGAAAGGATTGACAGCATCTTTATGTAAATTAGGTTCAACATTATATACTATTTTTGTGAATACATTATTCATGACGGTATTATATGAATATGCATGAATATTGCTTGTGAAATCTTGAGTAGTAAAAGCAATTGATCCTAATATATCAGCGGCGGTAGTGAAATTATTATTGGCTTTAATGGTATAATTGTACCATTGGTTCACAGTAGTCGGAGTATTGAATTTGCCGACCCATACTAATTCCTTGCAAGGATGATTGAAATTTAGACGATAATTTAAAGATGAATTAGCTTTCATTGATTCGGTAAAAAATTGTAATTGTTCAATTAAATATTCATGGGATAATTGAGCAAATTTGCGTCGTTCATCGGTATCAAGGAAAATGTAATCGACCCATAAATTAACAGATGCTAGTTTAGTAGTTAGAACATCGGGGGGCGCAGTACTGGTGCTGGATAATTTATAGATACAATTTTCTAATTTTTCGAATTCAATTTTAACTTTTACTTCATGATATTGTAAAGCAATTAGAGGTAGAGCGAGACCGATATTGCGACAAAACCAGAATTCAAGAGGAATATATAGAGTGGTTTTAACGGGAGTTGTTATATCTTGATCAGCGCCCACCATGAATTCCCATGCAGAACGTTTTCCTTTCGGTAATGAAAGCTCGTTCCATATATATAACCAATCGGCATAATGCTTGTCGATTTGCTGACCGCCGATTTCAATAGAAACGGATCTTAATAGGCGAAGACCTAAATAATTTACATATTTATCATTTGCAGTGAGAGCAGGAACTTCGACTTGTAAATAAGCACGATGTATTAAATCACCATTACGGGATATTTGACAAGTTACTGTACTGCCGAAATCAGCCATTCCTGAAAAAGTTTGTTGAATTGCTTCCATCGCAAAATTAGTATGACGCCGATAAACAACTTTAAAAAAAGTAATTTGCGGATTACCAGTTAAATAAACGTCTTGAGCACCATAAGCAACAAGTTGAAGAAGACCACCACCCATTTATGCTATATTCTTTATACTATAATAGGAGAAAAAAAAACGGCTTTTTAAATATATAAGCATATTTATAGACATTTAATAATAGAATATTAACATAATAAAAATGTTTAAAGATAAATCCTCTAAGAAACGTGTTTATAATAACAAAGAAATATCTACACTGGATGCAATGCATACTAAAATAATTAATAACTATTCAATGAAAATAATAGAGGAACAAAATAATTTAGCAAAAATCAAGGAGTTAGAAAATATACAAAATAATATCAATGATATTATCGTTAAATATAATAATGAAGGTAACGAGTGATAATTATTATACAGAACTTTGGAGTAGTAATATTAAAATACGGGAAGATATAATTAAAATTAAAAAACAAATTGAAAATATTAATAATACAGATGAAATAGAATACTATGAAAATACAAGTTATATTTTATTCAATTATTATGATATGATTGAAAAACAATCCAATAATAATTCCATTAAAAACGTTAAATATAAAAATAAATCGATTATTGAATCGTTTAATTTATCCTTATATCCAACGGAAAAAGAATATGATAAAAATACTGAAGACGACGAACAAATTATTGATAAAAGCTCATTGGTTGATAAATATCTGTCAATTACAAATAATAATCATATTAAAAAAATAGATTTTGATAACCGTGAATTGTGTTTTAAATGTCATAATACATTAACTTGTCTTCAACAAGATGCTATTATGATTTGTAATATTTGCGGGTATCAAGAACCATTATTGGTGGAACAAAATAGACCCATATTAAAACAAAATTCGAAAGATACATCACATTTTAGTTATAAAAGAATTAACCATTTTCGTGAATGGTGTAATCAAGTTCAAGGTAAAGAAAGTACGGATATACCCAATGAAATTTTCGAAAAAATTTTAAATGAAATTAAAAAAGAAAAAATAATTGATACAAAAAGCATAACTTATAATAAAATGCGCGAAATCTTAAAAAGACTACGTATTAATAAATACTATGAACATATTAATTATATTATTAATCGTATTAATGGCATTCCGACACCACAATTTTCAACCGAATTAGAAGAAAAATTATGTAATATGTTTAAAGATATTCAAGCACCATTTTTAAAACATTGTCCCAAAGAAAGAAAAAACTTTTTATCCTATAGTTATGTTTTATATAAATTTTTTCAAATATTAGGTTTATACGAATATTTGAAGTTTTTCCCCTTACTTAAAAGCAGGGAAAAACTTTATGCACAAGACCAAATATGGAAAAAAATTTGCGAAGAATTAAATTATCCTATAATCCCTTCTTTATGATTATATTTTACATACCCGGAAATCCTACTAAACGGAAACCAGCACCTAATCCAACGCCTTGTCTTGCGCCAGCAGATATTGCAGGTGATAATAAATCAAAAATAGAAAATACGCACGCGGCGGTTAAAGCAATCATCACAATTTCATTTAATTGTAATTTTTGTTTTGGTAATGCATATGCAGCAAGTGCGACGAAAATAGCCTCGATTAGATATTTAAGTAAACGCATTAATGCTTCCCATATATCAAATGTATATGTAGTATCGTTATTCATTACAATATCAATATCTCTATTTATATTATATAAAAAAGAAAATAAAAATTATATAAGATTATTATTTTATTTAGTAATAGTAAATGAGTGAAGAAACATTAGTATCTACGAAGGAGGTAGATTTTCTTGATGAAGATAAGCCTATCCGAAATCAAAATTATTGTCTCTTATCTTTTTTAAGTCCAGAAGACGTTCTTATTAATAAAGAAAGTTATTATTTTTCACGTTTTATCAATAACCTAGGCAAAGATGTTAAAACTTTACTTGAGAATCTTGAAGCAAAATATTCCGATTCCAAAGATTTAATTGAAACAATCAAAAATAATCATTCTTATCTCTTTAATTCAAAAGAACTCGATGAACAATATAAATTCTTTAAATCTGTAAATGCCACTGATATTGAAAAAGATTTCCATCGTGAAAATAATTTTACAACTAGTATTCGGGGTATTAAAGTTCGCGGTGTCTTCGATACCGTCGAAGAAGCCAAAAATAGATGCGAATTTTTAAAGAAAGTCGATAATAAATTCGATATTTATATTAGTCAAGTTGGTTGCTGGTGTCCATGGGCTCCAAATCCAAATGATCTAGAAAATCAAGAGTATTCTGAAACTCAACTCAATACTCTAATGAAACAATATAAACAAAATATGAATGAGCGCGATGAAGTGTTCGATAAGCGCAAAACTGATATTATCGCCGCATCTGCTAAGAAAACCGGCGATATTGCCACTGATCTAGCCGAAGTTGATCCATGGACTGCTAAGAAACTAACAGAAGACGTCGCAACTACAACTGACGAAACCCCAGTTGTTGCGGAAGAAACTCCTGTTGTTGCTGATGAAACCCCAGTTGTTGCGGAAGAAACTCATGTTGCTACTGATGAAACTCCTGTTGTTGCAGATGAAACTCCTGCTACTACTGAGGAAACCCCAGTTGTTGCAGATGAAACTCCTGCTGGTGCTGCAGAAACTCCTATTGTTGCGGATGAAACTCCTGTTGTTGCGGAAGAAACTCCTGCTGGTGCTGCAGAAACTTCAGAAGGCTAAATTATAATTCTTTTATTTTTATATAATAAATATAATATGAAGGCGATAGCAATATTTATTTTATTTTTAGGAATGATTTTAATTGTCAAGGGTTATTATAGTAAGAAATATCAAAAATTAGCACAACCAAAAGTTATTATTAAATATATACCACGAAGTGAATATGAGGAGCAATTATCAGACGAACAACGATTGAATGATTTTTATAAAGGTATGTTCGAAAATACAAAACCTAATTTATATAAAAATTATAACTAATAAATATAGATATTAATTATGAAATTAAATAATTTGGGCTTATTATTAATAGCAGCTATACATAATAATACGCAAAAAAATAAAGATGCTTTAATATCAAATGCGGAAAAACATAAAAAAAATATTGCAAATAATAATGATTTAATTTTAAAAAGAAAAGAATTTTATTTAAAAAACTATGAACAAAAAAGAAATGAAAATAATACTTTATACGAGGAGTATATTCATAATCAACTTCAATTATTAAATAAATGGAAAA